TATGAACTTTGTTCTCGTGATGATTTTGAAGAGATTGTGAATGGTGATGCACTTCGTCAAGAATTTGATGAGTGGATTAATGCAAATAACGGAGATTTAGATGAAGAAATCATCTCCCTAGCATATATTGGAGAAGGGGGCGAGTATGATATATAATTTTAGTTAATTAAAATCATGTTACAGAAAATTGTAAATGGAATCGCTATTGCAAGTGGTGTTGTATCTCTCACCGTTATTGGTCTTGGTGGTTACGTATTCATACGCAAGGATGCGATTATCGAAAACGTCAAAGGTAAAATAATGGAGGCTGTAATGCCAGGTGGAATGAGTGGAATACTTGGTGGAGATGGTGGTGGAACTGGAGCACTTGAGGGTCTAGGACTACCTGGTATGGCGGCACCTGATTCACCTACACCTGATGCACCTGCAACAGGACCTCAACTTCCACTTGGTTTTTAATCAAAAACAGTTTATATAAAGTTAAGATGTCTATATATAAATAGTCGTCTTAATTTTTATGGCTGAAGAAGTAAAAAAGGAAGAACCTAAAAAGGTAGGACCACTCGGTAAGTTAAAAGAACTCACAGAGGACAAAGAGGAGCAGATGGAAATCTTCTCCACTTTTGTGCGCTTGGGTATCTTAATCTGGAGTGGTGGGATATTGACATTAAATTATGTTGCGATTCCTAACTTCCCTCAGAAAAACATTGATCCAACTTTCATAGCGAGTGTCTTTACAGGAGTCCTAGCTAGTTTTGGAATTCAAACTGCAAAAGATAAAAAAGGTGCTGCTGCAAAACAACCACAAATATCACAAGCAGATATGGAAAAATTAATTGAAAAAGCAGCTAATACTGCACCTGCACAAACCATTCGTCTTGAACAAGCACCTATGGTGATTGCATCTTCTCCAACTCCAACTAAGAAGGGATAATGGAAAAGAAAGAGGTGAAGTGGTCTAAGTTGTTTGCACTTGGATTGGGTGGAGTCGTTGGACTCTCTTATCTTGGAATGATTGGAACTCTTATAAATCGTGAGAGTAAATTACCAAGTATCAACGTGCCAGTAGGACCTTATACAGCATACGAAGCAGAAGTTGGGAAAGAGGGATATAAAATCAAATATCGTGCCAACGATCCTCTAGTGATGCGTGTGGAAAGGGATAGTAATACGAAGGGTGGCTTTCTTGGATTGGCTAATAACAAAGTTAAAACCATCGAACAATACACGATGGACGGTTCAGTTCACACAAAACCCAATAGTACATCAACAACAATCGCAGACGGAAAATCCGAAGCATGCATCAAAGCAATCGGAGGTGCAGAAGGAACAGGAAGACTCGTCGGTTCAAGTATTGGTGCTAGTGCTGCTCCTGCTTTGTCTAATATTCCCTTTGTTGGTTGGGTTGCTGCTGGTTGGGTAACTATGTTTAGTGGTAATCAAGGTGCAGAGATTGGTGGTCAAATGGCAGAAGACTTAAACAAAAATTGTTAGTGTGTAAACCGACACATTGATGCGTAATTATACCTAGTATGTTATTATAAATAATAACGTACTGGAGTTGAAACTATCATGTCCCATTACACACTAGGTTGGCACGACCAACAACAAAATCACTACGAAATCAGTGAATATGCGAATGACGCATTTGAAGCTGTAAAAAACGCAAGAGAGGATGTTCCGTATCTACAGGAACATCCTTTTTCTTTGGATTCAATCAAGGAGATCAAATGAAAAATCTACCAATCAAATCATCAACAATTATCTTTGGAATCGTTTGCTGTGCACTTTTTGCATCAATTAATTACGCTTGGGTATGAAAAAATTTAACACTTGGGTGCTAGACACCACAATTTACATCATTGATTTTCTCTACAGAGGTAGAGACTTTCAAAGATTCTGGGTTCTTGAAGTTATTGCAAGAGCACCATACTTCTCATTCATAAGTGTACTTCACTTCCGTGAGTCACTTGGATTAAGAGGAGAAGACCATATATATTTGATGAAGGAACATTTCTATCAGGCATTAAATGAAACAGAACATTTGGAGGAGATGGAGACTCGTGGAGGCAATGAGTACTGGATTGACAGATTCTTCGCTAAACACTTGGTTCTTCTTTACTATTGGATTATGGTTGCTTATTATTTCGTTAGTCCAATAGATGCGTATGATATCAATATGAAGATTGAGAAACACGCATACGAAACTTATATCAAGTACTCTGCATATCATCCAGAAGATAAAAAGATTGCAGAGATTGCAGAAGATGAATTAAATCATGCAAAAGAATTACAACATGCTATGATGTTGGTATGACCAATAGATTTAAAGAAATTTTACCCCCTCATACAAAAGAAGAAAAATCCTATCCCCAGTTAATAGCACTGGGGATTATGCTATTAAGTATACTTATCATTGATATAATGGGTTATTATCACGGTAACATGACATTACTTGAAGTCCTAAAAAATTTGTGATTAAATAAAGGTAATTACAATATTTTTATGCTATCAACACAATACCGTTTAAGATTGCAAGCAATTTGCAAAGACATTGCAGCAGGGACAGAAGTAACTTTGGAAGATATGATATGGGCAGAAAAATTATCAAAAGTAAATACTTCTGCAAGAGGTATGTTGAGTCAAGCAAGAAGATTAGCAACAGATGAAGATGGATCTTGTCTTAAATACTTAGACATTGGGGATTCAAATCCAAAAAATTATAAGAAAGGTTTTAATGGTGCGGACGATATAGCAGATTGGTTTAAGAACGATAGACCTGACGATTGGAGACAACGTGATTGAATATGAAAAGAGAGCACTCGATCCCTGTTGGCAACACAAACAAGAATGCATTGCCATGTTCACCCTTGATTCACACAACACTTCGTACTTATATCGAAGAGAAGATAGAACATATTACTGGCAACATTGTCGAAAGGAAGCGGAAGACGACATCTTCGTAGATGCAGATGGGTTGCAATTAGATTTATTTGGCAATCCAATTCTTCATAAAGATTGGATTTTAAAGTCAATATTGCAATGTTAAAAATTTTATGCTAAGATTATATTATGAAAATAGCAATTATAGGAACTGGTACAGCAGGTATTTTAAGCATAGCATTTGTTTTAGCATATGCACCAGAACCAATTGAAGTTTATAGTATTCATAATCCAAAGAAACCAATACTAGGTATCGGAGAAAGCACAAGCACTCAGATACCTGGTGTTCTTTATGATAGTATTGGATTTACTTTACTTGAGAATGCTGATGAATTAGATGCAACTGCTAAACTTGGTGTTAAGTTCTCAAATTGGAGAGAACAAGAATTTTATAGTCATATAATGCCAGTGTTGTATGGAATGCATTTTGACAATCACTCAATTAAGAAATTTACTTTTAAAAAATTTAGAGAATTATATAAAAATTTTAGAGAGATATATGGTGATGTAACATCAATAGAATCTGAAGAATATAAAGCTTATGTCACAGTTAATGGTGAACGACATAGTTTTGATTACGTTATAGATTGTGGTGGATATCCAGATGACTATAGTGATTATAATTTAGATAAACCAATTAGTTTGAATAGTTGTTTGGTTCATGATACAAAACCTGAGAATCATAATTACACACAACATGTAGCAACTCCGAATGGTTGGATGTTTGGAATACCTCTACAATCAAGAAAAAGTTTTGGTTACTTATATAACGATACGATTACAACAAAAGGTGATGCAATAGATAATTTTAAAACTTATTGTGATGATATTGATAGTAATAAATTAAGAGAGTTTAAATTTAAAAGTTACTCAGCAAAATCGTTCTTTGATGGAAGAGTATTGAAGAATGGTAATCGAGCATTATTTTATGAACCTTTAGAAGCATTTATGGGATATTTTTATGAAAGGATTTTAGGAACTTTTTTCGATTATATGTTTGTAAATAAAAATATAAGTCTAACAAATAATACTATACAAGGATACGCTGATAATATTGAATTGGCAATATGTTTTGTTTATCAAGGTGGTTCAATTTATGACACTCCTTTTTGGAACTATGCAAAAAAAATATCTTCTGACAGACTTAATAACGATTTAAGGTGGCAAAATCAAATTAAAGAAATAATGATTAAACAACAAAATCATCATCAAACGAGGAATCATGGAGTCGGAGCTCTCCCTGTTAAAAGTTGGATAGACTTTGATAAAAATCTAAAGTATAATATGTTCTGATGCAAGTAGTAGTTCATGGTGTAAATATAATGATTGCAATCCTATTGATTTCTGTGTCAATTGTGATATACTATATACTGAGATACGATCATTTTTTTCCAAATGACTAAAAAAGAGAAACCCCGTGAGTATGCAAAAGATAGAATGGAGTACTTTCGTGAGTTTCATAGGGTGATTGCACCAGTGGTTGTTTTAAAAAAGGATGAATAAGTTAGCAATAATTCCAATATTTTTTCTAACGATGTGTGGCACTGCACCAATAACGGATGATCCTGCACATGCATTTGAATTAGAGATAGAAGAGAGTCAGTGGAATTATGTCTATGATGCAATCGAATATATTAAGGCAGGTCAAAGAGAAAAGAAAATGACCAATCCCACTGATGTTATAAATAAAGCACTAATGGAGTTTAACAATGGGAGCAATGATTCCACCGAGCAGGAAGAGCTGCTACAACTTCCGAGTGACGGAGATTAATCGTGTTCTTGACGGGGATACTATTGATGTCACCA